CAGCAGGAAACTTAATTGCAGTTGGTGCTACTATTGGTGCTTCAGATGCAGTAGCTCTTTTAACTAATGTATTTGATGGTGCTTCAGCAGAATTACAACAAATTCCTGCATCAGAAAAAAGAATGTTCGTAACTCCAAACATCTACAATGCTTACTATGGTGCTTTAACAGCAGTTTCAGTAGCAGGTGCAGTTGATTTTGGACATTCAGAAGCTCAATCAGGTGTAAACTATGCTAGATTAAGTTTTAGAGGTGTTGAATTAGTACCTATGTATGAGTGGGACGTAGCTTTAACAGCTTTAACAGGTGCTGATTTACCTGCACTATTTACTTGTGCTACAGCAGGAATTCAAGCAACTCAAGGTTGTATCTATGCTGCAAAAGACAATTTAATTATTGGTTCTAATGTAACAGACCCTGATACACAGCTTAAAATGTTCTATGACGAAGTTTCTGATAATATGTATATCCGTTCTAACTTTACAATGGGTTACCAATATGGATTTAACTCTCTAGTAAATGGAGCTTGTTTAGTATAATTATTAACTTTAAAAATAAAACAAAATGGCAATAGATACAGGATTATTAGTAGCTTGCGGTGATATGAACGCAGTAGGTGGTATTAGACAGATTCTTTTAACGGATTTATCTAATGTAGCTACAGCATTACCAGCCGTTGCAGCAAATCATACTTTAACAGCTTTTACAGTAACTAACCCTTGGGCTAGGTTTGAGTTTAAAAATGAAACTGCATCTCTTACAATAACAGGAGCAAAAGAAGGAGGTAGCACATCTTATGAGTGTGCTGTTTCTTTCTACATTCCTAATTGTGATGGTGCAAGATTTTTAGAGTTAAGCAAATTAGAATCTACTTGCCCTGTGGCTTTAGTAGAATTTAATTCAGGCAAGAAAATGGTAGTAGGTTGGAGCTATACTTATGAAAATCAATCTGCGGCTGCAACTCCTTGGACAAGAAACCAAACTTACGCTAACCTAACAAGTATAGAAGGTGGAAGTGGTGCTGCATATGCAGATGACAATGGTGTTACGGTTACTTTGACTGCAAGACAATTTGAATTACCTCTTGAATATTCAGGAGATATTACAGTTTTAGCAGGGGATTTAACGGCAACAACTGATTAATTTGATTTAGATATAACAGGGGGATATAAACATCTCCCTGTTTAATCTTTTAATATGTGTGGTTGTTCTGACAATAAAAAAATTGTAGATTTACCACATCTAAAAATTTATGTTATTATGGCAAGTTATAAAATTAAAGAAAAATATATTGGGTCTGCTACAGGTTTTAACCCTAAATATACAGTTAGATGGGGAAATCAATCTCAAGAAGAACTTTCATATATATATGAAGAATTAAATGGCTCAAAATATATTATAAAACTTGAAAAAACAAAAAAATCAAATGAGGAAAGCACCGTTAAATCGTCAAACAAAAAAACAAAGTCAGTTAAGAAAGACTACTAAAAGTAATACATTTGAGTTTGGGGTATTTGATTTAGCTATTCCACCAAATATTACTGAACCAAAAAATTTAAATAACATATCTACTAAGTGGGTTCCATTTGGTAATGATAATTTATTTCCACAATATTTAGCAGAATTAAAAAGAAAATCATCTACACATAGAAGTGTACTTGCACAAAAAACTGTATTTACAAGTGGAGCAAAGTTTGTTTGTAACAACGAACCTTTAAGAGAGTTTATAGAAGATGTAAATGCAAATCAAGAATCATTAAGAGATATATTTAAAAAATTAGCAGATGACTATTATACGTTTGGTAATGCGTATATGGAATGTGTAAAATATGATGGAGGCGTAAACCTTTATCACTTAGACGCTACAACAGTTAGAATGTCTAAATCAAAAAAAGAAGTTTATGTAAATTCTGATTGGTGTAAGTATTGGAACAATGAGGATAAAATGTATAGACTACCTATATACCCAAGAGTAGCACATAATAAATTTGTAATACACTTTAAAGATTATGAGCCTACGTTTAACTTTTATGGGTTACCTGACTATGTTGCTGCACTAGAGCATATTGCAGTAGACTATGAAATCGGTAAATGGAATCATACGAAATTTTTAAATGGCTTTCAACCTTCTGCTATTGTAGAAATTAGTGGAGATATGGGCGAAGAAGAAGCTCAAAAAATGGTTAAGGAAGCACAAAGAAAATTTGTTGGTGAAGGCAACAATGGTAAAATATTATTTATAGTTAAAAATGGTGACACATCACCTGCTAACGTACAAATAATAAAAGACGACCAAGAAGGTAGTTGGATAGAGTTACAACAAATTACAGACCAAAATATAATTACCGCTAATAGATGGCAACCATCTTTATCAGGTATAGTAAGCTCAGGAAAAATGAACAATACAGGAAGTGAAATTAGAATAGCATACGACCTAGTAATGACTACTGTAATTAGAGATACTTCTGAGTTATTGTTAAATGGAATTAGAACGGTTCTTTATAATGAAATGGGGTATGACCCTAGAGATTTGAAAATTCATTATGAGCCGCCAATCTCATACGCTAATGACGTAGACATTAGAGAGGTACTGACTATTAACGAACAAAGAATGTTAATAGATGAAGATTTACCTATGTTAGAAGATGGCGATATGTTTGTTGCAGACAGAGAAATTATTGTAACAGAAAGAGATGAAGATGGAGATGGTAAAGTAGATGAAACAAAAGAAATAACAGTAGAACAATAAAATGGGAAATACAAAACAATACAAAACATTAGTTACAGCAGGAGAGGTTATTAGCAAAACATTTACTAATAAAAATACAGACCCTGTTTTAGTTTCTGAAAATACACTTGTGTTGTCTGAGTTGGCTCATTTAAGACCATTGTTAGGAGAAAAGTTTTATGCAGAATTAAAATTGCAAAACGATACAGGAACTTTAAGTGTTGCTAATCAAACATTTATGACTTATTATTTAGAAGATTGTTTGTGTTGGTTTACAAGATTTGAAGTGGTTAATGACATAATGAGTAATATAACTTCTAGTGGTGTAGTGCATAATATAGATGAGTTTTCAAGAATAATTACACCATCAGATTATAATACATTTAAACAAGATACATATAGAAAAGCTGAAATATTTGCTAATGATATGATTAATTTTTTAGACGATACAGACCAAGCAGGTTTGTATCCTACTTATGAGTCTAACAAACCAAATCAATTAAACAGAACATATAAAAATCACGGTATGATATTTTATGATAGCATATATGGATATAATGGTGTAGAAGGGTGTATCACTTGTGGTACAGATTATGTAAATGGTAATTACAACTGTGGTTGCAGTAATTGTTAAAAATAAATAAATGGCATCTAACGAACATAAAAATTTAACAGACGTAAACAGACATAATCCTAAAGGTTTTGAGTCTGCATTTAACGACACTATACTCAGTAAAACTGTAGGAAGTGGTGCAGGAAATACAGATGGTAGTTTAGAATGGGTTAAGAAAAATCTAATAAAAGTAGATACGTTTGACATACAAGGTTATGCTACACTATCTAATTCTAACTATCATTATGGAGCTAATATGACTGACGGTCAATCTCCAAATGAATACAATCAAGATTATGGTGCAGGAACTGTTGGACAAACAGGTTTAGATATAGGTGATTTTTTTAAAGTAAAATCATTTGTTATGCACAGTGATTGTAATGTAAACAAATTATATATGTGGGCTAACTCTACAAGTTCAGCAACAATAACAGTAGCATTATGTAAAATGACTTTTGTAGCAGGAAATACAGGAGCTATTGACCCTGTATTATTAAACGAATTAACAATAACAGGACAAGCAAGTAATGATAATTTACAAGTTACTAGAAACTTAAATCCTGAAACAACTTTAGCGGCAGGTGATGTTTTGTTTGCTATGGTAAAAGCATCAACAGCAGCAACAACATTTTTTAAAGTAGGTATAGAAGTAGGATATGACAATTAACAATAAACACAAAATGAGAGATACAATAGAAGATACGATACAGGTGGGAATGGCAAATGCAGGGGCAATAGGAATATCTTTAGCAGAGGTAAATGAAGTGCTAACGACAATATCTTTAATTGTAGCTATATCATTCTCAATTTACAAATTTATAATAACAAGAAAATAATATGGCAAGTACAGTAACAGCATCAGACTTAACAGTAACTATAACAGAATCTTACACATTAAATGGTGTAAGTTATGGTAATACTACAAATAAAGTTTTTACATCTAAAGGACAAATTGACC